AAAGCGCAAGCCAATAAGGTGAAATGATGATTCCGCATTTAGTGTTTACAAGTAACGGTTTGCTGGGCGATTCTGGATACACCAGCCCAAAAGTGGAAATGGTTTTATACAACGACTGCTACACACGCGACGAATTGTTGGAAGAGTTTCAGGCTTTTATGGCTGGCTGCGGGTATTTCTTTAACGAAAATGAATCAATACAAATAATAGAAGGTGGAAAACCATGACAAAACTAGAATTTGCCGATAGCGAAACCAGCATTAATGTAACTATTAACCAAGACCGTGTAAGTCTGGAGGAGGCTATAAGCACCTTCGCTGACTTTCTAACAGACGCTGGGTATGAGCTAGGGGAAGGCAAGACCATCGGATTAATTGACATAGACCAAGGGGAATAACATGAAGAAAGCGATATTTTTTGCAGTATCAGTAGCATTATCTTTTAACGCAGCTGCCACCTGCACATCTAAAGTAGATAGCTGGGGCAACACGCGCTACAACTGCGGCGGCACTAGCGGAACTATGACCACTGATAGCTGGGGAACAACTAGAGACTCGCGCAGTGGCACAACCTACAAGACAGACTCTTGGGGTACTACACGCGGATCTGATGGGAGTAGCTGGAAAACTGATAGCTGGGGAACTACCCGCTACAACGATGGCACAACGTCTAAGAAAGACAGCTGGGGAAACACTCGTTTCAGTGATGGCACTGTATGTTCCAAAGACAGCTGGGGGACAACACGATGCCGCTAAGTAAAGCAGAAGTGCAAGCTATGATTGATGAAGCAAACGCTACAGCAGATAAGCACTTAGAGGATAGATACCACAGCGCCAAGGTTGAGGCAAAGCAGCTATCAGATAAGATAGTTGAATGGCTACAAGCTAAACCTGTAAGCAATGGGGTTGCCATTCTTGTGGCTATGCTTATAATTATTATCGACTAGGGTTTCCCCTCCTACCCCTTGAAGCAGGTCTACCGCACCTGTAGTCACAACGCGGTGCCATACCTTTCTTGATATATTCCCCATGCTAAACCATCATTTCTAATCATAACCGATAGCCTTTACAATGCCCGCGAACTTACTAACCAGAGACTCGCAAAATGTTATACATGATAGGCTTTATCTTCACAGCCCTTATTCTAGTGGCTATCCAAGACCTTATATTGCACAAAAAGTAACCAGCGTTTACAATAACGGCACAACCAAACTGTTAGCCTGCGGAGGTTAATATGCACCAGTTGAACATTGTAAGCCGTATTATTGAATGCGAAGAGAATGGATGGCATGATTTATTGTCTAAGGTCGATGGCATAACCCAGAGCCTTATCGACAACCCTTCAGCAGTCAAACCTGTAATAGTCGCCCTGCGCTTCTGGTGTGATGCAGTAGATTGCAAGGTTAATGGTTTACCGCCTGATGAGCATGATGTTATGCTTCAAAACCCCCTTATGAATATACGCGCTGCCTTTGGCACTGAGGTATAACCCCCTAGATGAAAAACGGAAACCAAGGCGAGGGCGGTGGCAGACCCCCTGTAGTCTTTACCCCTGACCAAGTAATTGAGATTCAGGCGTTGGCTGCTGTCTTAACTAAAGGTCAGATAGCCGACTACTTTGATATAAGTGAGAAGACGCTCAGGGAAGTAGAGAAGCGACAGCCTGAAGTTTCTACCGCTTATAAAAAGGGCAGGTGCAAACAGATTGCAAACATGGGCAGTAACCTTGTTCAATTGGCTGAGGACGGCAACGTAACAGCAAACATCTTTTACCTGAAGACCCAAGGCGGTTGGAAAGAAACAGAGGCAGAGGTTCAAGAGATACCCCCTATCAATATCATATTAGACAGCCGTGTTACTGACCCTACCTCAGAGTGAGATATTCACTAGCAGTAGCCGCTTTCGTGCTGTTGTTGCTGGGCGTAGATTCGGCAAGACCTTTCTGTCTACTGGGGAGATACTGCGAGCCGCTATCAGTGGCAAGAATAAGAATTGCTGGTATGTAGCGCCGACCTACGGATCCGCAAAAGAGATTGCTTGGGATATGCTTATCCAGACTATCCCGCCTGAATACCTGACCAAGACAAACGAAAGCAGCCTGACAATGCGCTTGATTAATGGAAGCGTTATCAGCCTGAAGGGAGCGGAGAAGCCTAACAACCTTAGAGGACGAGCTTTAGACTTTGTTGTCCTTGACGAGTTTGCAGATATGCGACCAGAGGCTTGGTATGAGGTTATCAGACCCAGCCTGTCAGATAGGCAAGGGAGTGCGTTGTTTATCGGCACACCTAAAGGGCGCAACCATTTCTATGACCTGTACACCAAAGGGCTTGACGGTGATGCAGATTGGGATAGCTTTCAATATACAACGATTGAGGGCGGCAATGTTCCTGCGGCAGAGATTGAATCGGCTAAAGCTGACCTTGATGAACGCACCTTTCAGCAGGAATACCAAGCCCAGTTTGTAAACTATTCGGGGCTTATCTACTACGGCTTTAGTCGTGAAGATTCAGTGCGCAAGATAGAGACAGACCACCACACCCTGCATGTTGGAATGGACTTCAATATTGACCCGATGAGTGCTGTTGTTTGTATACGCCACCATGACACCCTAATCGCTGTTGATGAAATAGTAATGTTCGGCAGTAATACGCAAGAGATGGCGCAGGAAATCAGAACGCGCTACCCTGACAAACATGTTATCATCTACCCTGACCCAGCTTCACGCCAACGCAAGACCAGCGCAGGTGGGCGCACAGATTTGAGCATACTTCAGAACGCAGGTTTTGAGGTTAAAGCAAAAACCAGACACGCACTGGTTAGGGATAGAATAAACGCGGTCAATTCCAGATTGCTTTCCAGTGATGGGCAGCGGAACTTGTTGATAGACCCCAAATGTAAACAGACAATAGAATCCTTAGAGCGCCAGACCTACAAAGAAGGCACTAGCGTTCCTAATAAGGATGGTTTTGACCACATGAACGATGCTCTTGGCTATCTGGTAGAATACTTATTCCCAGTTAGAACAGACCGCATAGTACCCCAACCACAAAGGTGGAGTTAATGAGTAAAAATTTAGAATACACGCACCCAGAATATGACAACAATAAATACCGCTGGGAGTTCTACCTGCGAAGTTATATGGGTGGTGAAGACTATCGTGATGGTTCCTATCTGACGCGCTACGTTAATGAGGATAAGGAAGAATATAATCGACGCCTTGACCTGACACCGATGGACAACCACAGCAAGAACATTATCCACATCTACAGCAGCTTCTTATGGCGACAGGCACCAGTTCGCAGCTTCAACAGTGCAGCGGGTAACTATGCCCTTGAACCATTCCTCAAGGATGCTGACCTTGATGGGCGCAGCTTTAATGCGTTTATGCGAGAGGCTAACATCTGGGCGAGCGTATACGGTAACGTCTGGATTATGGTCGATAAGCCCGCATCTAACGCCCGCACCAAGGCTGAGGAGCTAGGCCAAGACATCAGACCTTATGTGAATATGTTCACCCCTGAGAATGTATTCGACTGGGAATATGAGCGTATGCCGTCTGGTCGCTACGAGCTTTGTTACCTGAAGGTGCGCGAGTCTATCGAGGAAATCAGCGACACTGAAAAGGTGGTTTATTACCGCATCTGGACGAAGAGCGATGTGAAGCTGTTTAAGAGTATCAACGAGCAGGACACTCACATAAGCACAGAAGACAACGAGCTAGGGCGAATCCCTGCGGTGTTCCTACCTGCACAGCGTTCAGTAGTACGCGGCATTGGTATTAGTGACCTTTCAGACGTTGCTTATATGCAGCGGGCTATCTATCAGGAGCTTTCGGAAGTAGAGCAGCTTATCCGCATTAGTAATCACCCAACCCTTGTTAAGTCATACGAGACTGATGCAAGTGCTGGCGCTGGTTCGGTTATCAATATGCCTGATGATATGGACTCGCAGATGAAGCCGTATATGCTACAGCCTAGCGGTTCTAATCTGGACAGCGTAAGAGCATCCATCAATGACAAGATTGAATACATTAATCGTATGTCTCACATGGGCGCAGTTCGTGGCACTCAGGCAATCACGCAGTCAGGCGTAGCAATGCAAACAGAGTTTCAGATGCTTAACGCTAAGCTATCAGAGAAGGCTGACATTCTTGAGCTGGCTGAAGAGCAGATATGGAACCTTTGGTGTGATTGGCAGGAGCTAACCCCAGACGTTGAGATATTCTACCCTGATAGCTTTGATATTCGGGACATGGACAAAGAGCTTGTATTCCTTTCGCAGATGCGTTCTACCGGCGTTAAGTCGGTAACCCTAGCTGTTGAGATAGATAAGCAGATTGCAGACCTAGTGCTTGACGATGAGAAGCTGGCTAAGGCTCATCTTGAGATTGAAGAGAACGGCTCCGTGCTGGGTGACTTCTCAGACAAGACCCAGATATACGGCTACCACATTGACGCTGGTGTTGTTACAGCTAACGAAGTCAGGGAGAAGATTGGCCTTGAAGATGTAGAGGGTGGAGACACCCTCATAGAGCCTAAAGAAGAAGGCTCTGGCGGTGAGCAGGTTTAATGCCTACAGATAACGCTTATGATGAGATTCTAGACAAGCTGGCTGATACACACCAGCAACGTCTAGCTGATGCCCTAGTGACCTTAGAGGAGCGCGTAGCCGATGTTATGGCTGACGCTCCCCTACAGGGTGGCAAGCTGTTTGATACTGAGTGGGCTATCAATGCCAGACCAGCTATCAAAGAGGCGATGGACGAGGCTTATCTCTCACAGGTTGATGACATTGTACGGGGCTATGGTGCGGTTGCTAATGAGGCGCAAGATATGCTCTCAACGTATGGCGACTTTACCAAGCTAGATAGCACCGTTGTAAACCAATTGCAGCGCCTATCATTCCAAGGCTTTGAATCTGTTGCCAATGAATACCTTGATGTCTTAGCCAATGAGGTCTATCAGTCAACCCTGACAGGCCGTAGCTTCAATGACACAGTGAAGAACCTACGCCAGACAATCAATGGCGTTTACATTCAGAGCGACGATGTAGAAGCCCAGCGCCTTGTTGATATAGCTAACAGCGGTTCACCTGCGGCAGCCAAGGAAGCAGCCGAGCAGTTACGCACCAAGTTCGCCAGAGACAGGGCAGGCAATAACCTTAGACGCTACAGCACCCAGATGGCACAAGATAGCCTGATGCAGTTCGATGCGAGCATTAACACTGCTATCGGTAAAGCAAGCGGTGCGACCAAGTGGAAATACTACGGTGATGTTATCAGGGATAGCAGGCCGTTCTGCGTGGAACACGCCAACCAAGTGTTTGATGAGGACGAGATAGAATCAACATGGGCGGGAAGCTGGCAAGGTAAATCATCTGGCGACCCCTTTATCGTGCGCGGTGGTTACAACTGCCGACACCACTGGAGACCAGTATTCGATGAAGAGGATATTGTGTCGCAGCCTGAAGCCACAGAGGAGCCTGTAGCCGTCCCTTCTATACCTCTAGGAATGCCACCACTTCAAAAGAAGAAAGAGCTTAAAAAGAGCTATGACGAGCGCACACAAGCGTCCAATCTTAAAGGCTCCGAAGATGCAGGCCAGAGAAGCAAGACAGGCTACCCAGTTAATAAAGATGGAACTTTTGCTGCAAGGTTTGACCATGGACACACCAGAAGAAGCAAGCTAACTCGTGATGAGTTCAATGCAAAGCAGTTTGGCGAGAACCAACTGGCAGGCTTTTCAGATGAGGCTTTGTCGCTTGTGGAGCCAACCCTGCTAGAGACTGATAAGCTGGCGGCTAAGTATGGCGTTCCAAGGATTAGAACAGTAGTCCCCGCAAAGGGAAAGAACACAGTTGCAGACATGGGTGATGGCGTACTTGGTCTAAACAAAGACATCTATAATGGTTACGGAAAGAAGGCTTACACAAGCCAAGAGGCGCTAGACGGCGCAGTGAATGACCTTGCAGCGAAGACAAAAACTTTGCGAACTAAGCTAGATGAGCAGGTGATACCCTATTTAGCCGTTAGAGAGGAAATGGTAGAAGCCGGCCTTAACTATACGCCTGAGCTTTTGGCAAGGTACAAAGCAGAAAAGGCCGCTTATGACAAAACTTTTAAGTCTATTGCCAAGAGTGAGAAAGCACTCAAGGCGGCCAGAAGGAATGCAGAGCCAAAGGTAGCCAGCACTTATGTAAGGGGCGGCAATAAGGCAGATAGGCCGTGGGCTTCTGGCGGTTACTTTGATTCAGATGCAGACTTGGGTAAGTCTACTATATTCCATGAGTTCGGTCATAACGTACACCAGCAGTATTTTGTAACACGAAACAAGATGAGAAGACCGCCCATAGAAGTTTGGTTAGATGGTAAATTTAAAGATAAACCTTTCTTTCCAACTCAATACTCGCAGGCTAACCCGCAAGAATGGTGGGCAGAAAACTTTGCGCTGCATAATATGGGAAGAAAAGATTTAGTTGATAAAGACATTGCAGGCTTGCTTGACGCTATAGCCGAATCGAACGGCAACCTAACAGTCTATGACGGCTTTAATTTTGAAACAGGAGAGTATATTTAATGGCAAAAGAACTAGAACTAGGGCTGGCACTTGTACAGCTTGAAGACTATCCAGAAGACATTATGGAGCAGCTAGATGAGCTTTATGAAGAAGCTGATGAAGAAGACAAGGAAAATTTTATCTGGCTTTACGAAGCTGCTTCCTTGCGCGTAAATGAATTAACTGAAGAAGAAATTGAGGATGAAGATTAATGGCATACGGTACAGGTAAGAAAAAGAAGAAGAAAAAAAAGCCCACTAAATAAGCTGGGCTAAAGGGTTACACTGCTGTTGATTAGGCGAAGGCAAAAAACTCTTTCTTGGAAATCACTTGACCAACATAACGCTCAACAGGTGCTGGCACTACATAGCCATCTGAGAGCTTGAGCATATTGTTGTCGGGGTTCCCGTCTACCATAACGATTTCTACAACCTCAAGCCACTGGGGTTCGCCTATAAGGGTTACGTAGTCACCTTCAAAGATAATCAAGGCTCTGGCTTTCTCTTGCATTTTCAGTTCGCTTTCGCGGCTTATGATGTTGGTTTTAAGTAGTCCGTTCCAAGGTTTGTTCATAATCCCCTCCGAGGGTAGCCCCCGAAGGGGCGGTTAATTTAGAAAGTGTAGTGACCTTCGTTAGCGATAATACCAAGGTAGCCGCCACATCTGTTTTGTCTTTGCATTACTTCAGTTTGATTAAAGCCAATCGCGTATCTTTCAAGTTCAGCAATGTGAAAAATAACATATTGCATTGGGATAACATCTTCAATTTTGATTTGACCATCTTGGTATTTGCCATCGAAGTAAGCAGATGCTTCAAGTGCCATTTTGTCGGCAACTTTTTCTGCGGCTGCTATTGTCTTATAGGTTTTGCAAGGTGACTTAGTTTCAGTAAGTCTGCGGCTGATTCTGTTTTGAAGTGAAGTAATGATGTTCATGTGTAGCCCTTGTTTGTTTTTTGAATGTAGGAGTATCTTGCCTGTTGTTTACATTAATGTCAACACTTTAGATGATATTTGTGCAGAAATGTTTATATGCTAAAATCGGGGTTCACCAAACTCAATTTGAGGCATCGTCACATGAGCGAAGATTTCGTGGAACCAACACCAGAAGAAACAGTTACAGACACACCACCAGAGGCCAAGACATTCACACAGGCTGACATGGACAAAGCAGTTGCCCAGCGCCTAGCTAGAGAGCAGCGCAAGTATGAGAAGCAGCTATCAGGCATTGACCTTGATGAAGCCCGCCAACTGTTAAGCCAGAAGGAACAGAACGAGCAAGACAAGATGAAGGAACGCGGAGAGTTTGAGACTATCCTCAAGCAGACCGTTGAGAAGAAAGACAACGAGATAAGCGCATACAAGAGCAAGCTACAGCAGACCCTAGTTGATGGGGCTATTCTTGGTGCGGCAAGCAACAACAATGCAGTAAGCCCTGAGCAGGTATCGTCCCTCCTTAAAAGCCAGACTAGGCTTGGAGAAGATGGCACTGTAGAGGTATTAGACAACAACGGTACACCCCGCTATAATGACAAAGGTGAACTGCTGACTGTCAATGAGATGGTCGGTGAATTTCTAACGGCTAACCCTCACTTTGTGAACGCAGGAAGAAGCGGCACAGGTAGTCAGGGTAACGCTGGTGGCTCTACGCAGAAGCCTCAATCTGCGGTTGAAATGGTTGCGAATTGGAATGACGGTGGGCGTGAGGCTTATCGCGCACTGATGAAAGCCAAAAAATAACATAATCTTTTAACCTAATTTATTGAGGTATTACAATGGCTGCTACTACTAGCTCCACACTTGACGACCTGTTTGCGAATATTATCGCGCAGGCACGATTCACTGCTGAAGAGCAATCCCTGATGATGGGCTTGGTAACTCAGTACAACATTGCTAACGAAGCTGGCAAGACTGTCCAGATTCCTAAGTACCCTGCAATTGCTGCTGCTGACCTGACCGAAGGCACTGACATGAGTTCAACCACTGTATCTACTAGCTCAGTTACTGTAACTGTTGGCGAAGTTGGTGCGCAGGTTGTTCTGACTGATATGGCTGCTTTTGGCGCGGGTAACCCTGCTGTTGAGCTTGGCACTGTACTTGGTAACGCTATCGCTACTAAGATGGACACTGACCTTATCGCTCTGTTCACTGGCTTCAGCGCTGGCCTT